GTAATGCGTTAGCTTTCGCAGCTCGCAACGAACGCCCTATGGTTAACTGTGTAATTTCTGATATGATCAGAAGTATTGACAGCGTTATTCATGTTGATAGCTTAATGGATTCAATTGAGAACATTCAAGATAAACAATGAAGTACTATAATCTGATTGAACCACCAATCAAGACAACTCCAGAAAATGTGGAAGAAGCAAACGTTGGTCTTTTTTCATCGTCCATGAATCTTCCTGCAGCTGCAAAACACTGTGGAATGACTCATAAAGAAATGAAACTTACCTTCCGTGAATATTTAAAGTATCATCCACCCACATACAAATCAGAAAACACAAAATGAACATTTTTATTGTTGACAAAGATCCCGCCAAAGCAGCACAAATGTTGCCTGATAGGCATGTAGTTAAAATGATTTTAGAAACATGTCAAATGCTTTCAGTCATTTATAGTCCTTGGTATCATAATTGGGGTGTCTTGCACAAAAAAGATGGAACTTTTTATGCAACAGAAAAAGGAGCATTCAGAAATCATCCATGCACAAAATGGGCTGCTGAAAATCATTACAATCTTGCTTGGTTGATTTCTCATGGAATTGGTTTGTGTTTTGAATATACCGAACGGTATTCAAAATTCCATTCCTGTCAAGAAACTATTGGTGAAGCTATGGCTATATTCCATTCTTGTAGTAATGGAGTTGCAGTTTCTGATTACAAACAAGTAAATAATTTTGTTCGTGCAATGCCTGATGAGTATAAACTTGACACTTCTATTGATGATGTGACAGCATATCGCATGTATGTTGCATCTAAACCTTGGGTATCCTCTAATTATCTTCGTAAACCAGAACGTAAACCAGATTGGGTACAATGAAAAAAAACAATCAAATTAAAGCTTACTTGGAATCGGAAGGATTTGTTTTAGAGCGGCATAATAAACACCTTGTCTATGTAAATGACGAAGGAATTAAAATCACTGTGTCCCATTCTTCTTCCGATAACTATCAATTGAAACAGATTCAACGTGGTATTCGTAGAATACGACAACAAAAACAATTGGAACAGAAATAAAAGGAAATTTTTATGTGGAGATTGTGGGCAAAAGCTCTTGGACAAAAGGCATCAAAACATAATAAAGAAGCAGATTCAATTGCTATTATTCGTAGTTTAATATTCATTACATATTTTGTTACGAATATGTTTATTGTATCTGGTGTGATTCGTCATTGGAATGATTCACAATATCAAAGCACTTCTTGTGTTACAGTATGTAAAGCAAATATAAAATGAATGTTATGAAAAGTAAAAATGTGTTGATTTCCTGATAATATATACATGTATATTCAACGGGAAAATTAATGACTAACGAAGAATGGGAAGAAATGCAATCTTTAAAAGACGCAATTAATTATTCTCCATCTAGTGTTCATCCTGATAAAATGGAAAGGTTTACTGAACTTTTTGTTAAATCTTTGGAAGGGAAGGGAGCTAGAACAATGAAAACTACACCATCAAATTATTAAATTTTCAACACCCCTTGACAACCGCCAACTTAGTCTGTAGAATGGAAGAGTAAAATCTTCCATTTTTTATGTCGTTCAAAGGTTTTGGTGTCCCACACGAAAGGAAAATTCTCAATGTCAAGCATGAATTGGATCGACAAATGAAACAATTCAAAAAAATGATGAAGAGTCCTATTGTGACGGCAAGTTTACTTGAACCAAAATCTGAAACAACTGATAAATAGGAACAAAATTAGGGAGCATACTCATGTCTTTGCCAACACAGGAAAGAGAATCTCTCATTAAGAAGATTCAATTTATTCTTTTCGATGAATACGATAAAAGTCTATCTTCTTTAACAAAATTATATACGTCTGGTTATTATAATAAAATGACAGACGATGAACTTGTCCAGTATTACCATGAACTCCGTGAATCAAACAGCAGTAGTGTATACAGTTAACAACTGTGTACATTGTTTAAAACTTAAGAATCTACTAAAAAATTTAAATGTTCCTTACGAAGAACATCAAGTTTTGCGACTTGGCGAAACAGGAGACGGCATTCCGTTTTCCGATTATGCTAAAATTCATTCGGGGTTTGCGATCTTCCCTCAAGTTTATATTGATGGGATTTGTATCGGTGGTTTGATTGAAACTGTTCGTTATTTTCAGGAGAAACTCAACAATGGCTAATGAAGTTATTTCTCAAGTAGATGAAGTCATCAACACTATGATTGATGAATTTATCATCTATAGGAAAAAACCAAAATTTAATATGCTTAAATTTCTTCAGGGTGAAAAAGTAGATCGTCGAACAATCAATCAAATTTGTGAAGATGATTCTACTTTGAGAAATGTTTTTATTGAACTTTCTGATGTTCAAGATGCTATTAGAGGTATGGATCCTGTTTTGAGCGAAGCCTATGGTCATCTGAAAAAACCAGAACTTCGTGAATATCAAGAAATGCTTCAACAAATTGTGGAGGATGTAAAAACTTATAAAGATACTAAACGCATTACTCGTAAACGTAATTCCCCGCCTCCAGAAAAACAAGTCAAAGGTATTCGATACAATCAGGCACAAATTATCGGAGGAACAATTTACAAATCTATTGACCCTGCATTGATGGTTGCCAAACGTGTTTTGTGTTTCTACAATACAAAAATGAATGAGCTGACAGTCATTTATGCAAATAAAAATATCAAAGTTAAAGGAACAACAGTTATTGATTTTGATGAAGAAAAATCTTGGACAAAACGCATTCGCAATCCATTGGTAGTTCTTCCTCGATTGACTGGTCCTATTCGACCAGAAGGAATTGAACAAATTAAAAACAGTATCAAAACAAAACATAAAGTTCCAACTGGACGTATTAATCAACACTGCATCTTACTTAAGGCTATGTAATGAAACTAAATAAAGGTGTAAAGTTAATGTTAACCAGGAGGAAATCCAATGAGCCTAGCTTTAGGATTTCCTTCGGGAAACTCATAAAGTTGGGAAGTAGATTAATCGGATTTAATTTCGATTTTGAGTTCATCTTCAAAAAAATCCCAAGAGGAAATTAAAATGGAAACGCTTACTACGATTACGCTTTTCTTTTCGGCAGCGTTTATTATTTTAACAGCTATTGTTGGTGTGATGTTTGGTTGGATTCTTAATGAAGCTTCATATTCATTGACTGAAAGAAGATTACCCAGCAATCATCCAGAAATGTTTGATGAAAATGGAAATCCCATACATTCAGAATTATATTCAGTTAGATTTGAACCAGAGGAAGATTATGAAGAGGAGTAATTTATGATACTTGTTGATATGAATCAAACAATGATTTCAAATTTGATGTCGCATATTAAAATCAACAATGATTTAGATGAAAACTTTATGCGTCATCTTGTATTGAATAGTATCAAATCATACGAAAAAAAATTCTCTCCTAAATTTGGCGAACTTGTTCTTTGTTATGACTCAAAAAAATATTGGAGGAGGGAATTTTTTCCTTATTATAAGCACAATAGAAAAAAAGATAGAGAAAAATCTGGATTAGATTGGGGTTCTATTTTCGAATGCTTAAATAAAATTAGGGACGAAATTAAAGAACTTTTTCCATATAAAGTTGTTGAGGTAGAAGGGGCAGAGGCGGATGACGTAATTTCAGTTTTATGTAATCGTCAAGTAAAAATTAATATTGAATTACAAAAGAATAATAAAACACCAGAACAGATATTAATTTTATCTGGAGACAAAGATTTTATTCAATTGCACAAACATCCTTTTGTAAAACAATATAATCCAGTTCTTCGAAAATATATTGATGTTTCGAAGCAAGATGTTATTCTATTTGTTAACGAACATATTTTAAAAGGAGATAGATCCGATGGTATTCCAAATTATCTCTCTTCAGATGATACATTTGTTACAAATACCAGACAAAAACCTCTTAGTAAAAAAGTAATTGAGTTATTCTTAACTGGAAACGCTGATGATATTTGCAATGAAGATCAATTGAAAAATTATGTAAGAAATAAAACTTTAATTGATTTTAGTTTTATTCCTATGAATTTGCAATCAGATATCATCAATTATTTTGAATCTCTAAATATTTCTAAGAAAACAGTTCCACCTTCTTATTTTGCCAGATATAATTTATCTGACCTGATGCCTGAATTTTGTTTCACTAATAGTAATTTACCTTGGTTAAAAAAATGAAATTATTAATGTCCGAAATCTTCCAAAAGGTTTCTAATGCCAAAACGAAAAATGAAAAGATTGCTCTTTTGCATCAATACAATAGTCAAGCACTTCGTTCTCTACTAATTTGGAATTTTGATGAAAGTGTAGTTAATATGCTTCCACCTGGAACTCCTCCATACAGAAAAAACGAAGCTCCTGCTGGTACAGAACATACGATGCTTGAACATGAAGCTCGTTTATTTTATCATTTCATTAAAGGCGGTAATGACAATTTAAATCAAACACGTCGCGAAGAAATGTTCATTCGAATTTTAGAAGGACTGCAAGAAGGAGAAGCAGAAGTTCTTTCGTTAGTTAAAGATAGACAATTGCATAAAAAATATAAAATTACTTTCAATGTTGTGCGAGAAGCATTTCCTGAAATTCAATGGGGTGGACGTGGAGGTTGAATGGATTTAAATCAAAAACGAGAATATTTCAAAAAATATGGTTTAAATTTAATTAAATCTGATTGTCCTAAGAGTGATGCTAAAGATAAATCTTTGCCTCTTAACAGCCGCGTGGTAACGCTTGTAGAAGGAGAAAATATATGCTATGATATTGTGCAAGGAACTCTTATCTCAATTTTTGATGCCTATTATGATTTATATAGAGGCGTTTTAAAAAATATTGAATATACTGAAGGAAGAGTAAATCCTAAAGTTTACAATTACGTTGCCAAATCATCTGATAAAAAAAGAAAATGAATTCTGCGAAACTTATTTCCATTACTCCAAAAGCTGAAGCCACGATGGCTTATATTGCTCGTGTAAGCAACCCTCAAAATCAAGATAATAGTAGTTATGCAAAACTTCTAAAATATTGTGTTGAACATCAACACTGGTCTGTTTTTGAACAGTCTACAATGACTTTAGAAATTGAAACTACTCTTGATATTGCAACTCAAATCTTGCGTCATAGAAGTTTTACATTTCAACAATTTTCACAACGTTATGCAGATGCATCTCTGCTTGCCAATGAAATTGCTATTCCAGAACTTCGTAGTCAAGATACTAAGAATCGTCAAAATTCAATTGATAATTTAGATCTTGAAGTAAAGAAAAGTTTTGAACGTCGTATTCAACATGTGTTCGCAGATATCAAAGAACTTTATGAAGATATGTTAGAACATGGTGTAGCAAAAGAATGTGCTCGAAAAATTCTTCCACAGAATACGCAGACAAAACTTTATATGACAGGTTCTTGTCGTTCGTGGCTACATTATATTCAGCTTCGTGAAAAAAATGGCACACAAAAAGAACATATGGAAGTTGCAACAGCTTGTAAAAAAGTTTTTATTTGTAATTTTCCATCTGTATCAGAAGCCCTTGGGTGGGTTTGCGAAGATTGTGATTGTGCAGAATTAATTCAACCTTCTTTGAGGATTGATTGATGAGATTTTCTTTGATAGAAAATTTTTTTGATAAACAAGATTATGATTATATTATTAACATAATTGATTTATGTACAAATTCTAATGATCATCCAGGTTGGAAGCTTAACGGATTCAGTAATTTTAATGCAAGATCAAATGGAAAACTTTTTTGGCATTTAGATCTCAATTCCTATGATTATTTTACTCACCATATATTTAAAATAGTGAAAGATAAAATCAAAATATTTTTTGATGAAAATGTATCTTTAGAAAGAGTTTATTTAAATGGTGCAACTTTTGGTCAGCAAGGAAATTTACATCAAGATTTCGAAAATGATAATGGAAGAACACTATTATTATATTGCAATACTGAATGGAATGTTGAGTGGGCTGGAGCAACGGTGTTTGAAATGGAGGATGAAACGAAAGCAATTCATCCAAGACCAGGAAGAGCAGTTTACTTTAGTGGAAACATTCCACATTTTTCCCAACCATTATCTAAAGATTTTAATGGATTAAGAGTTACATTAGCATATAAATTATATACAGAACCACAACATCAACTAAATCTTTTTTGAGGATCAGTCAATGAACAACGAAGAAATTATTAAACTTGCAAAAGAATGCGGTTTGATCTATAATAATAATCATGATATTCTTGAATTTGCACAACGTCTTCGCTCTGCATTTAAAAAAGAATTCAATTTAAATACTCAAACCCCAAAAGAATAATGCCAACATACACGTTCAGAGATAAAAACACAGGAGAGATTACAGAAAAATGGATGTATATGGCTCAGAGAGAACCATATCTTGAAGCTAATCCAGATTTGGAACAGATACATTTATCAGCATTATCAGCGGTTGGAGATCCTGGACTCAGAGATCGAGTTCCTGAAGGATTTAAAGACGTTCTTCGTAAAGTAAAATCACATCACCCCAACGCTACCTTTAGAATTTAAAATGCCAAGAGCTAGAAAAAGTAAATCTCCCAATCCCGTTCCATTCGGTATGAGTAATAAACATATGAAACGAAAGAAACCAATCAATTTAGATTATCTTTCTGAAATTGAACCATTGACAGATAATCAAGAACTTTTGTTTGATGCTTATGCAAAGGGGCAAAATCTTTTTGCCTATGGTGCGGCAGGAACTGGCAAAACTTTTATCAGTCTTTATCTTGCTCTCAAGGAAGTTCTAAATCCAGATACGCCATATGAAAAAATTTATATTGTTCGTTCTCTGGTTGCAACTCGTGAAATTGGTTTTCTTCCTGGTGATCATGAAGACAAGTCTTCACTTTATCAAATTCCATACAAGAACATGGTAAAATACATGTTCAAGATGCCTGATGATAATTCTTTTGAAATGCTTTATGGCAATCTAAAATCACAAGATACGATTAGTTTTTGGTCAACTTCGTTTATTCGTGGCACTACTTTTGATAATGCTATTTTGATTATTGATGAGTGTCAGAATCTTAATTTCCATGAACTTGATTCAATCATTACTCGTGTCGGTGAAGATAGTAAAATTATTTTCTGTGGGGATGTTGTTCAATCTGACTTGATTAAACAACATGAACGTAACGGAATTGTTGATTTCATAAAAATCATTCAAAGCATGAAAGAATTTACTTCTGTTGAATTTGGCATTGAAGACATTGTTCGCAGCGGACTTGTAAAATCTTATCTTATTGCAAAACACAATCTAGGATTATAATTATGTTTGTTCATCTTGATAAAAAATTTGAAGATTTGAAGGCAGAAACAATCAACGGAGTTAGATATTACACAACTCCTAGTGGAAAAAAACGTCCATCAATTACATCAGTTATTTCTTTTAAAAGTCGTCAGTTCTTTAAAGAATGGCGTGAACGTGTAGGCGATGCTGAAGCAGATAAGATTACTAAACATGCGACAGGACGTGGTACAGATTATCATGCTATTGTTGAAGATTATTTAAATAACAAAGAAATAAAAGGCGATCCCATGTCGTTACCTTTTATGATGTTTGAAGATTCTAAATCAACACTTAAGTGTATTAATAATATTCATGCACTTGAAGCACCTCTTTACAGTGATTATCTTGGTCTTGCTGGTAGAGTTGACTGCATTGCTGAGTTCAATAAAGAACTTGCAATTGTAGATTTTAAAACATCAGCAAAAGAAAAAAGAAGGGAATGGATCGAACATTATTTTGTTCAAGAAGTTGCCTATGCCTACATGTATTATGAAATGACTGGCATTGAAGTAGATAAACTTGTAACGATTATCTCTTGTGAAACAGGGGATTGCCAAGTGTTCGAAGTTTATGATAAAATGAAGTATATCAACCTACTAAAGGATTATATCGATGAATTTGTTAAATTTCATACCTCAGAGGAAAAATGTACTAATGAAAATAGATAATAGTCAAATAGATATTGATAAAGTTTTAGAAGAAAAGTTTATGACTTCTTCTAAATTTTCTCTGGAAATTGAAAATGTTGTAAAGAGAAGTAATGGCTCTTTAAATTATATTGAAGCGGTTGTACATTTTTGTGCCGAAAATAACATTGAAGTGGATACAGTAAATAAGTTAATTTCAAAACCACTGAAAGAAAAAATTCGCCATGATGCTCAACGTTTGAATTATATGAAGCGTTCTTCCAACGCAAAACTTATTATATGACTGGATTTGAAGCTTATAAAATGTATATCTCTTTGAAATTACATTTTACTAGCGAAACTTATGATTATGTAAAGTTTAACGGCAAATCAAGAACTACCGTAAAAAGTTTTGAAAAAAGATCCGACAAATATTTTTTTGAAAAACTTGGTAAAAAATTTTCATCCGAAGCCTTACTCGAATATTTCATTGCTAATTTTATTCTTGACAAATATTCTTGGATAGGAGAAATTGTCAGTGTCAATGGAGATAGGAATCACACCGAATGGAAAAAAAGAATAGAAAGTCTACATTATACTTTCAAGTGTGATGTAGATTTTCTTTTATCTGAAGTAGATTCATTTGACGATCTGTTTAGGGTTGACATTACCCATCCTCCTCTGTTAAAATATTATTTGGGAAGTAAAATTACATTGGAGACATTTGTAATTCTCAACAAACTTTTAAATTTTATTCCCCAGTTTGATAAATCAATTAACGAACCACTTGTCTGGAAAGATGTGAGGAAAACACTAATAAAGTATTCATCATTTCTTGATATTGACTTGTGTAAATATAAACATACACTTAAAGAAAAAGTATTAGAACAAAAATGTCTTTCTTCTCATCAGACGTAGTAAGAAAAGAAGCTCACCAAATTATGGAGCTGCAGAGTGCATTATTTGCACTATTTCCCACCATTGAAACTATGGAAAAAGGTGAACTTCTTGAATATTTTGATGCTGTTCTTAGTTTAATTGAACAACAGAAAATTTTTGCTGTTCGAGCTGGATTAGCATCTCCCGATGATGAAGAAGCTCAAGAGTTTAAAAATTCACTCATGGAATCAGCTTCTCTGTTTGGAATGAAACCAAACACAACTTTGGCTGAATTTTATGATACGATTAAAGAAAAAATGTTGATAATCAGACAACGTGCCGAAGACGGCACACTTGATTTTGGTTCCTCCTTGACATTCTAAATATCACCTGTTAGAATGCTTAGGTGGACCAGACGACCACACAACGAATCCAATTTATCCGAAAAATCCTAATGTCTTTTGCAGATCTTAAAAAACAATCCAAGTTTGGCTTTGACACTCTGACCAAAGAGATTGAAAAGCTTCAAAATCCTACCACTTCTGACGACCGCCTTTGGAAGCCAGAGCTTGATAAGAGTGGAAATGGGTATGCTGTAATTCGATTCCTTCCTGCTGCTGAAGGAGACGAGCTTCCTTTTGTTAAGTCGTATACTCACGGCTTCCAAGGTCCAGGAGGTTGGTTTATCGAAAATTGCCCAACTACCATTGATGGCAACTGCCCAGTGTGCGAAGAAAATCGCCGCCTGTGGGCAACTAAAACTAAAGAAAACGAAAATATTGCACGAGATCGCAAGCGCAAGCTTTCCTACTACTCGAATATCTATGTAGTAACTGATTCCGCAAATCCTTCTAACGAAGGCAAAGTATTTCTTTTCAAATATGGAAAGAAAATCTTTGACAAACTCATGTCTGCTATGAAGCCTGAATATGCCGATGAAGTGGCAATCAATCCCTTTGATTTTTGGGAAGGTGCTAACTTCAAACTGAAGATCAAAAAAGTTGCTGGCTATTGGAACTATGATGATTCTTCTTTCGCTGCTCCTGGTGTTCTTGCAAACTTTGATGACAAACAGCTCGAAACTATTTGGCGTTCAGAACATTCTCTCGCAGATTATCATTCGCCAAGCAACTTTAAAACTTACGAAGAACTTCAAACTCGTTTGAATGTTTCTTTGGATCGTCAAAAAACTGCTCGTGTTGATCGCGAAACCTATGAGGATGAAGAAGAAACTTTTTCTGCTCCCACTCGTAGCAGCTTTACTGAGATGAACACAAGTACCAGTTATTCTGGACCTGCATTTGCAACTGCAACTGCTTCTACCAGTAAAACTGATGACGAAGATGATGGTCTTGGTTACTTCGCTCGTCTAGCAGAAGAAGACTGAACCAAAATTCACTTTTGATTTAAAAAAGGTCGAGAAAAATTTTCCCCAGGATTTTTTGTCCTGGGGGTTTTTTTATACCGAAACAGTTTTCTTAATTCTTTGTGATGCTAAATCTTCGCTTGGAGAATATTTTACTGCTGCTGTAAATAGAGCTACAAAGTTTTTTAAATATCCTGGTTTTAATATTTGAATTTTTCTTTTATTTTCATTAATGGTTAATTCATAATCATAATTTGTTACAGATATAAGTCCTTTAGAACCAGTTACTACTTTATAAATTAATGGTTCGTATGAATCTGCATAGGTTAATTTATAAACTGGACCAACAGAAGAAGTTACTGTTAGATTGCTATTTCTTAATTTTAATACATTTGAAATTGAAGTACTTACAAGATTTCTAGATGTTGTTTCAAATGCTGGCGTAATGACTGAACCATCTCTAAAAGCAACCAAAAAATTAGTTGATTCATTTGGATCATAATAAGTTATAATTCCTCCTGGTTGTACAATTTCTCCCAGATTATTTTTAATTTCTATTGTTTCGTAATGATGAATGTCGTATGGATTTTCATATTTTTTGAAAATATAATCTTCAAATTCTTTTTGTGGAAGAGGCCAATCGTTGTAAATATTTTTAATTTTATTTGTTACTAAAAGAACCCAATCATATTGAGAATCTCCATAGACAGATGCCGCAATTTGATCTGGACGAGCACCATCTTTAATGAAAAGTTCTACAAATAGATCAGTTGAATATGCCGAATTATCAATATCAAATTGTCTAAAAATATTTTTTGCGATAATAAAATCTTGTTCAGTATATTTGTACTGAACTTTTTTGTCTGAAAATTGAAGATCTGGAAGAATTGAAAAATACATATTTTTTATGCATTAATGAGGTAATTAGTAATATCTTCTTGATATAAAGCGTTCACTTCGGTTAATGTAAATGATATTGTTGTAGCAACAACAGTTGCAACACCTGAAGTCCCAAAATTATCAAGAACTGTATAATTACCAGTTGGGGTAAAATCAATATTTAAATTAGTCAAAGCACATGGGTTTGGTGAAATTATATATGGATGTGAGGTGCTTGAATTTCCGCTTCCACTTCCGTTTCTCTTATATGTGATTCTGACAAATGGTGGTTGCTTGATGAATCTTCGGAAATTTTGATCATTAGTAAATGTACCAGTACCAACAGTAGCAAGTCCTCCCAATAATCCAGCAACATTTGCTGTTGCAGGAATTAAATTTGCGTTATTTGCAGCTTGACCTAGAGCAGTGTTTAGAGCACCGTTTAATGCCTGTCCTGCAGCATTTCCACCAGCATCCAAAACTCCAGTAGTTAAAAAAGAAGCAAGACTTGTTGAATTTGTGGTATTAGATTCTGTGGATGGAACACTACAATATCTGAAAAAATTTACAATTTTGTAAATTTGTTGTGCGTCTGAATCAGATTTTGCAAACAACATAAATTGATAATTAAATCTTCTAAAATCTGGACCATCATATAAAACTTCCAACATTGGATTGTAAATAATTCCTCCAGTAGCCGACAAAACAGCATTTGCAGTCAAAGAGGATGCTCCCAATTTTCCCGCCGCATTTAAAGCAGCATCCATAACATAATTTTCTAAATATTTTCTTAACATATTTGTAGCAAGTCCTGTTGACCCCTCTGCAATTAATTTTCCAACTTCAGGACCAAGAGTATTATTTGTCCATTGCTGAGAATAATTCTCGGTGATTTTTTGTGGCATGTATAATGCGACACTATCAGTTGACGCAAATGGACTACTATTATCTTTTACAAAAACATTAGTAGCTGCATTATTTGAATAAATGTATGTGCTACTACCATTTGAAGTTCCACCGTTATAATTTTTTCTTACAGGTTCAAACATGACAAAATCAGTAGCTATTTGACTATCTGATGACGAAAAATCCGCTGGATATCTTGCTATTGCCATGTTATTTTTCTATAAACTGTTCTAGTGGTAAGGAGGCAATGAATTCCCAATCTTCACGGGCAACTTCAAAGAAAAATGTCTGTAGTTGATCAAACAAATACGAATGAATCGTTTCTTTGGGCAGTATTTGATTACTATTATTTAGAAGAGATTTTACTACTTGTATACGTGCTTTTCCTTTAATATAATGTAAATTTGCACCAATCAATAATTTATTAGCCACAGTTATTTTCAAAAAATACATTAATGGATATACATCCCATTTCGGCAACATAGCTTTCCATTTTGCATCATAATGGAAAAAATATAATTTATTTTCTTCTGGTTGATCAACTTCATTTTTAGACAAATAATCATAAACTTGTTGACGATACCAAGTTGGTGAATGAGATTTATTAGCTCCTGCTTTTTGTATAATATATTTTTCCAATCCACCTTTCGTTTGGATTTCAGTTTTAAATCCTTTTGAATCTTTTTTTGCCATCAGACGTTAAGATGCTCCTCGGTAAGAATTTTAAATTCCATATTCCTGTCGGCACAAAATTCTTTTGCTGCTTCCCATTTAGCCATATTTTTTACATATGTGGTAACTTCTTGAATATATTTTTTAGTTTTTCTTTGCTGAACTGCTGGTTCTTGTGTTTGTTTTTTTGGTTTAATCTCTATGAGATATTTTTTAATTCCATTTGACGTATTGATTTTAATATAAAAATCAACGAAATATCTATGATATCTATTATCTAAAGGTGAACGATATGGAACTACAATTTCTTCGCTTCCCCATTCTAAAATATTTGAATTATAATCACACCATTTCATAAACTTAAGTTCCCACAAAGAACGATAATAAACCTCTGTGGGATTTCCTCTATATTTTTTAGTATTTGTGGGGTAAAACTTCCCAGAATACGCCATAAATAAATCTAGGATTCTATTACCTATTTAGTGCTTAATGACCAATGCCATAAGCAAACTTCGTTCAATAGTTGAAACTGATGCGGGAATGTCATACTCTAATGAGTATGAGGTTTCTTTTAGCATTTCCAGTTCAAAATTAAAAACTGTTTTATCCAATGCTGGATTTTCAACTGATGCTGAAGGAAGTGCTCAAAGCAATATGCTTTTTCTTTGCGATGAAGCTTCTCTTCCTGGGCAATATGCAGCTACACAAGAAATAGACGGTATGTATACTGGTCGTCTCTTGCAATTTCCCCATGGGAAGTTGTATAATGACTTTTATTTGAGCTTTATGATGACAAATAAAGCTGATCCTTCAAAATTTTTTGATGCTTGGTATTCTTTCATGTTTCCTGAAAGAGGATTGAACAGTGGCACTAGATTAGATGAAAAAGATTTTGATAATAAAGCTTCCAGAACAAACATCACTACTGTAAATTATTATGATGATTTTACATGTGATTATATTAAAGTTCGAAAATTTTATAAAACACCATTTGCTGCAAATGGTGGAGATTCAATCGTGTATAAATTATATAAGGCATATCCATATAACATAGAGACAACACCTCTTGCATATGGACCAGCTATAGTTACAAAATTAAGAGTTAATTTTAAATACGAAAAATTTGTTGTTTCAGGTTATTAAACGCGAGGTTATTTGAATGGCACTTCCCCAGATTAATGCACCAGTTTATGAACTTACTCTTCCTTCAACTGGTAAAACTGTAAAATACAGACCCTTTTTAGTAAAAGAAGAAAAAATTCTTCTTCTTGCTATGGAATCTGAAGATCAAAAAGAAATTACTAATGCAATCATTCAGATTGTTCAAGAATGTGTTCAAGGTCGAATTAAAATTGAATCTCTTTCTACTTTTGATATTGAATACTTGTTTTTAAACATTCGTGCTAGATCTGTTGGTGAAGTTTTGGAATTTACCGTAACTTGTCCAGATGATAATGAAACTCAAGTTGATGTTGAAGTTAATATTGAAGATATTAAAGTAGAAAGATCAAAAGATCACACGAATAAAATTGATTTAAAAAATGGATATGGGTTAATTATGAAATATCCAAATGTCAAATATGTTATGGAAAATGATGCTAAAGAATCGCGACCACAAGCAGAAATAATGTTTGATTTTGCTGTGGATTGCATCGAACAAATATACAACTCAGAAGAAATTTGGGAATCTTCTAATTCTACAAGAGATGAAATGGTAAAGTTTGTTGAATCTTTAAATCCCACACAATATCAAAAGGTTCAAGAATTTTTTAATACTATGCCAAAATTGAAACATACATTTAAAGTTTATAATCCAAAAACAAAGGTTGAAAGTGATATCACAATTGAGGGCTTGGGAAATTTTTTCGCATAGCAGTTTTCCAAAATTCTCTGGAAAACTTTTATAAATTGAATTTCAATTTGATGCAGCATCATAAATACTCTTTGACTGAGATTGAGAATATGATGCCCTGGGAAAGGGATGTATATGTTGATTTGTTACTTGCATTTATAGAACAAGAAAAAGCACGTAGAGCGCAACAGCAGTAATGCCGAATAATAATTCGCCAAATCAACAACCAACTCCTTCCCCAACTCCTGCAGCAGCTCCCCCTGCGGCAACTCCTGCTGGTGCGACTCCTTCCACAACAACTCCCCAAGCTCCAAACGTACCAACTTTATTATCTTCAAAGAATACAAACTTTGAAGTTATCCCTAAAGCTCCAGATACACCAGAAATAATTGCTGGACTTTACGAACAGAATATTGTAATACCTCAAATTCCTCCATTTAAACTGGAGTCAATTCTTCCTACCAAAGTAAAAAATAAAACTTTAAATGCGTATTTAAAATCCATCGAACAGAAGATGGAAACAACTGAGAAGTTATTGAAAAATCTTCTCAAACTTCAAAATATTCAAACCATTCAAGAAAAAGTTTTATCGGAAAAGAAAAAAGAATTATATTTAGATACATTTCAAGAATATCTTCTTGACAAAACTGTAGATTTTAGAAATGATGCAAAACCAAAAGATTGTGTTTGCATAAATTTACCAAAAAAACCACCAACACCACCAGGACCACCAACACCACCTGCTCCAGCACCTGCTCCAGCACCTGCTCCAGCACCTGCTCCAAAGACAGCACCTGCTCCAGCACCTGCTCCAAAGACAGCACCTGCTCCAGCACCTGCTCCAAAGCCAGCACCTGCTCCAGCACCTGCTCCAAAGCCAGCACCTGCTCCAAAACCTCAGGGTAAACCATGGTGGCAACAATTGCCACGAATGCCAAAAATTGATATTCCGCCAATTCCTCCATTAATTCCTCCAATACCTGATTTTGAAGGGGGATTGCCAGGGTTTGCATCAGTCGGAAATACTTTTGCTGGTAAAGCATTAACGGGATTTACTGGAGATGTTAAAAATGCATTTGATTTAAAGAAAAATCCAATAACTCTACCATCCGCAGATCAATTATATAAGACAGCTGTGCCAGCAGTTGGTGCTGCTGCAAGTGTTGGTAGTCAAATATTAAATGGTGCAGTAAGCGGTGGTGCCACTGCAGTAGAAGTTCTTGGAGCTCTTAATCAAGCATCGGGTGGATTGTTGTATAGACCAAATAATGATATTGCTACATCATCAATTCCGATGAATAAATCTGAACCCTCGCCAATTGCAACTGCTGCCGATGGTGGTTTGTTTAAAACTATATTTGAAAAAGGCGGGGAAGTAATTGGAGAACAAAGAGGAAGATCAACAGGAATTCCTGGTGGAGGTTGGCTTGGTGGTCAAATAGGTAAAAATAAAGGTGGTGAAATGTATAATAACACCTTAGGTAAATTCCTTCAGCCAAGAGCAGGTGGTTCTATTGGAGATGTAAATTTACATGATTCGTCATCATTAAACTTTTTCCGTTATTTGTCTGGCACAGGAAATTTTGCTGATGGTGGTTTGTTTAAAACTATATTTGAAAAAGGTGGCGAAGTAATTGGAGAACAAAGAGGAAGATCAACAGGAATTCCTGGTGGAGGTTGGCTTGGTGGTCAAATAGGTAAAAATAAAGGTGGTGAAATGTATAATAACACCTTAGGTAGATTCCTTCAGCCAAGATCTAATCATGCTGGTGGTTCAATTGTAAATAATCTTGTAAATTGGTGGAATAAGGGAAGAAATACAAGAGTTCCTAATGAATCTAATGTTTCTTGGAGAACATTGATGGCGGATGATCGTAATCAACTTACTAGAACAAACGAAGCATTTAGAGAAGGTGCATCTGGAGTTAAGGGTTGGAGACCATTAAAAGCATTTACTCCAGAAATGGTTAAAACTGGACCTACTCCCGCAGTCAGACAAGCATTTGAACGTCCAGTTCGTGCCCTTGGTAATGCTGCTTTGGCAACTGCCGCTGCTCCACTTACAAGAAGATTACCTTTATTGGGTGATATGTTATTTCCAAGGTCCACGGCACAATATGATCAGATAAGTGGACCAAACGCATTTAAAAATGATACCAGATTTGATAAGTCAACAAAAACAAGTAAATATTCTCAATTAGAAACTAAACAAAATATGTTGAGAAATTCAAAAACTTCTACAACTCCACCTAATATTATTCCTCTTCCTCCTGTTGATTTAAGAATTCCAAAACAAAAACCAACCAAAGTTCACGAGAGTACTTCACCTCCTCCAGGAGTTAATATTCCAAATTCAAATGTTCCTCTTATCAATAGAAAAGCTTCTGCTGCAAGCTGGCTAGACATGTATCGATAATATGATTTATCCAAAAATTGCTTATCTATCAAAATTTTTATATTATGATTATGATAATCTTGCGGAGCAAGGTCATTTAGACGAACAGCTTGCTAATGAACAAACAGCAACAAAAGAAAACTATGGAATTCATGGAGCAGTTCTTCTGGTTCTAGATGAACCTAAAGACAGACCAATGCGATTAGACATTGAAGATTTAGGTCTTTCTTATGAAGTACAGTCAAAATATGGTTGTGATAAAGATGGATTAGAAGGATTAAAAAGATTTGCTTCTGATTATGATGATGATATAGAATATGATGAAGCAAATGGAGAATTTATTGGAAATCTTGGTGATGCGCTTAGAGATGAAGCTGATGCTGTTTTTTTAAAAGGACCAAATACGCACAGTGGTAAAGATGAATATCTTGTTCTCGCAAATTTTGAAAAAATAAAAATTTTAAGTTATGTTGATGAAGATGGCAATTATATTGATTATGAAAATTTCGTTGATCCAGATTTAAAAAACTTATATCTTACGAATGGATGGAGACCAGTAGAAGTACAAAGTTTAGATCCTCGTATAATAAAAGGAGTAATAACAAGACCAGAAGAAGCAGAAATTTCAGGTCAATTAGAACTTCCAAACATTCGAAATATTGTTAGTGAAACAAATAGATTACTTCCATATCTCCCCCCAGTACAAAAAAAATTACGAAAAAGTTTAGAAGAAATTAATAAACCTCCTTCCGAAGATTATGATTATGAAATAGATAAACGAAATATATCTGTTATTTCTTGGTATCAAGCAGCTTCATATGGAGCACAATATTTACCAGCAGAAGAAAAGGAACTTTTTAGTGATACAACATATGAAGATGTAAACAAATATTTGAGAAGAAATCAAGTTAAAGATATAAAACCACTTAAGGGAAAAGCTGATTTTTTACCAGGCGATGTTCTAGATTTAGAATCACGATTTGGCAATAAATTTTTATATTTTGCGTATCGTTTAAGAAGAACTCTTGAGAAACTTCCTCCTCATGTTACAACGGTCTATCGCGGTATTCCAAGTCTTAAAAATTTTGGCGAAGTTGGTCAAACTTATACTGATTATGGTTTTATGTCTTGCAGTACCAGCATTAAAACTGCACTTCAATTTGCTTCAATAGGAACGGGAGAAAAAAATGAACCAAATTTAGAAAAATGTACGTTTGTTATTATTTTTAGCAAGACGGGAAGAAAATTAGCTAACAATAATTTGGGTGAAAATGAAGTTCTCATTCCCAATAATACCAGTTTTAAAATTGTTGATAAATTTATTAATCCTAGCAATGGTTTGTTTTGTTATGTTTTGGATGAAATCCAAAAACCAAAAATTGATTATGAAACTCCTGGTCAACTTTCACTTCCTCTCGCAAAAGTTACGCCAAAATCAAAAATTATTCCAACTGAAAAAACTTCTTCTACTTCTTTTGTCCAACCAAAAACTGAAATTGTTCCAAAAGAAAAATTTGCAAAAGGCGGAACTATTGAGAAATCAACTCTTTCTTTAGTTGGCGAATCTGGAGAAAGAGAATATATCTTTGGACCAAAAGGTGTTCAATTAGTTACTTCACCAACTAAATTAATATTGGGCGAAAGTGGATTTGATTTTGTTGTTCCAGAACACAAATTACTTTCTTTTGTTCGTCCTTCAGATCAAAAAAGATTTGAATCAAATTTATTCAAACGATTTGCAAAAAGAGTTAATAAATTCTTTACTGCTGTTAACCTTTTCTTAAACTCATATAGAAAGAATAAGATTAAAGCTGCGGCAAATAAAACTCAAATTCTTCAAACCGAAAAACTTACAAAACGTTTAATATCTCAAGAAGATAAACAATTTGAATTTGAATATGAAAAAGTAGAGGCATCTTCCGAAAGAAAACAAGTAGATTTAAAAGATGTTGCAATAGAACTTGGAGCTGCTTTAGGTATTGCTGGTGGTCTTGCTGTTGCCGTTGGTGGAGGTGGTGGCGACGAAGCTCCTCCTCCACCGCCAGGAAGTATTACTGGTGAAATAGAACCACGAAGCTATCCCATTACTCAACATTATGGTGTTTCAAATAGTAGAGATGTTGGTGGACACCCTGGAGTTGATATTGGAACTCCAACTGGAACTTATATTGGAATTAAAGCAAAATCAGAAATTATTGCTACCGATTCTAGTTTAAATAATCAAAGCAGTGGATATGGACATTTTGTTGTTGCGTGGGTCCCTCAAGCAAATAAACAATTCTTATTCGGTCATTTATCACAAGTAAATGTTTCAAAAGGTCAGCAAGTTCCTGCTGGTGGAATTATTGGTAGAACTGGTGCAACAGGACGAGTAACGGGAGAACATTTACACTTTGAAATTCATAACGAAAAATATTATGAGGGCAGTAAAAATAATTTAAATCCAGAAGGATACATTAATTGGCTTATGTTAGGCAATAAAAAAAATGATAGTGGATACGGTAAACCAGATGCTGCTGGTGGCGGCAAGGGTGGACCAAAAATTGATACTCCAGATTATCACGTTTCAAGTAACAAGAATGTTCAATTTGCAATTAAATATTTGATGAATTCTAAATTAAAATTAACTGCCGCCGAAGCTTCTGGTTGGATTGGAAATTTGTTACACGAATCTGAAGGAATGGATCCCAAAAAACTTCAACATGGTGGTGGCGGTGGATTGGGAATCGCACAATGGAGCTCAGTTAGATTTGAAGCTGGTAGAAAATGGTGGAATAAAAAAACAAACGGCAGAGGAGAATCATTTGATTCAAGTTTAGAAGGTCAACTTGGTTGGTTGGTAGAAGAAGCATCAACACCATATTATAAAGGTACAAAACTTTCTGGACGTGATGCAGAAAATTATATAACGGCAACAGAAAATTTTGAAAAAATCATGGAAGGAGCAAATCCATTATATGTACAAATGGAAAAACGCAAAGAACAAGCAAGACGTGTGTATGAGTTTATTGTATCAAAACAGAAGGCAGCTCAAAACAAAAATCAAAAAGATTATGAAAATAGATTAGCCGCATGGAAAAATAGAAATTGGTTCCAGAAGTTATTTGACGCACATGAAAATATTGTGCCATCTCCAGCAAAAAAAGTTAAATTGGGTGAAGGATTTGCAAAAGGAGGAATTGTTTCTACAAAACAAATTTTAGTTGGAGAAGCTGGAATAGAATTTTTAATTCCAATTAGTCGCATGAGTAATTTTATAAACACCATGACTATTGAAAAATATAAATCATTAAAAGAAATTCACAACAAAAATTTAATTTTAATTCAGAATTATTTTGAAAAATCTACTGAAAATGTAAAGCATAATAATATCATATCTTTCGATAACACCATTACACAACCAAAAAATACATTAAATAAATTAAATACAGTTGATTTGGAATCACACGACATAGTTAGACAATCATCAAAACAATATAGTTTTGATATTAGGAAACAAGAATCGGACGAAACTCTTTATTATATTCAAGACACAATAAGGGGAGTTATTGAATAATGTTCGGCAAAAATCCACAACTTTTAAATAGAGTTAAACCTTTATCTCCCATAATTAAAAGGTTTTTTGCTGGTGGATCTAGTAAAAACTTAGATTTTAACGCTTATATTAATTACCTTAAAAGAAAAGACTTATCTATTGATTCTTTAATACTTGGTGCAGAAGAAAATGTTTCTCAAAAAACATTAACACCAAAAATTCTTGCAAAGAAAAATAGATTAGAATTCGAATTAGAACCAGGATTTTTACTTCGTCTGACAAAAACTCTTGATAATTTAATTAAGTTTTTATCTACTCTTACATATACAACTTATTATAAAATTCAAACAATAAAAATTGAAGATATTATATTAGAAAAGCAGCACACAAAATTACAAAATTATCTTTCAAAACGAGTAGAAGATGCTGATAAAGAAGATAAGATTGTAGCAACTACCGAAATGACTGATAGTGAAAAAATTGAAAAATTGAAAAAAACTTTAACTGCTATTGCTGGTGGTACAATAGCATCATCGATTACTGAAGATTTAACAGGAATTCAAACAGGATCTGTAGATAAAAAAGGTGCTGTATTAGCAAAACAAATGATGACTAAGTATGGATTGACTGACGTTCAAGCTGCTGCCATTTTTGGTACTATGTCTTGGGAATCATCTTTGATTCCATATAATGTAGAAAACAGCAGTCCATATAATAGACAAGAGCCACTTCCCCCACCATACGGCGCAACTTATGTTGGCTATGGTTGGCCTCAGTGGACTAATATTAGCAATACTCCTGGCGATAGATTGAATGTGTTTATTACAAAGTTTCTTGGTGGTGGACCTGGAAAAAGAGGAAGAGCAGCTACAGACCAAGATAACTTCAATTACTTAACTTGGGAATTAGATAATCGTGCTCCATACAAAGGTAGAGTTATTGCAGATTTGAAAAAACAAACAACAATAGAATCTGCAGTTAATAGTTTTCTTTCTTTGTATGAAGGAGTTCCAGGAAATAGATTTGCAGAAAGAGTTCAAAGAACAAAAGGAATTTTAAAAGAAATGCGTAAAGCTTCTGGTGGACTTATTATGCCAAAACTATTTGATAAAGATTATCAAATTGATTTTCAATCTTCGCAAAATGAATTATCTCAATATGTTGTTGATAGACCAACATTAATTGATGTTGAAAGTATTAATGAACCTCTTATCATTATTCCGTTGGGAAGACCAATGGGACAAACAATTTTGAAAATTTTATTCGAGAAAAAATTTCAAAAAATAGAAGATGATTTTAAACAAGAAACAACTCAAATTTATAAAGGTTTAATTGAACAGCTGTCAGTACAAAGCAAAATGTCAAAGAAAGTTATGTTTGATTTGATGCAAAATAATGCTTTAAATCTTACAATAGATCAAACAACACAACCAGAAGTACAACCAAAAACTTATACAAATACTAACACGAAGGAAAATATAGAAAAATCTAATTTTATTAATTATTTGATTCAAAATATTCCAAATGTTATAAAAAATAAATTGTTCAATGTAAATCAATCGACACAAACTAATCTAAACTCTACATTAAAAACAGGAGAAAATAATATTAACTCTAAAAATATTGAATCAAATAAAACAATTTCTCGTATAGATAGTACAGAAAAACTTTCCACACAAACTGACGACTTTGTGCAATCAATGCAAAACGTTGTCATTTACACCAGAGATATTTTTGTGTAAACTATGTCAGATGCAATTACTTTAGATAAAGGTAATAATTTAGTTGTTTCTATTGCTCCTCCTCCAACTTCTTCTACGTTGGATGGAATTTCTGCTAGCGGAAATTTTAAAGATATTTCTGCGTTGGTAATTGGATTTAAATATTGGGAATCAATTACTCAGTTATTTGTTCAAGCAGAAATTGACATTCTTGATGGTAGTGGTAGAATAAATCAAATTTTTTCGAAAGATGGTGATACTTGTGGCATTCGAAAATATTGTGTTGTTCAAGTTACCTTTCCAGATCCAATTTCGGGAACATCGTCATTTGATGGTTATGGAAGATTAGATGATAATTTAACTTTTACTGGGACAAAATCATTTTATGTGTCTAAAATTGTAGAACAAACACGCAGAGGGACGAAAGATTTTTATAAACTTCAATTGTTCACTAAAGATGCCATTGTGAATAGTTTGAGACGAATTATAAAATCTTATTCTGGTACTATGAATGGTATTGTATCCACGGTTGTTTCTGAACAATTGAAAAGTTCAAAGCAGGTAACTGTTGCGAGCAATGAAACAACTCAACCAGTTAGAAAATATCTTGCACAAAATATTTTAATTTCTGACGTTATTGATTATGCTTGTAAAAAATCACAAGCAACTAGTGAACCTGGAAATACATCACAATCAGCAACAGCAAAAACAAATCAATCTGAAACAAAAAGTGTTGGCTATACGTTTTTTGAGAATTACGAAACTTTTCGTTTTTCTTCAATTTATAGAATGATAACCCCATCACTTACCGCCGATAATTTTAAAACGTATCAACAATACGAATATTCTACTTTAAAACCAGGAGAACTTGGTGCTCAAAAAATTATACAAATTTCTTTCAACCGTGGAGACAGAACTGGAGATGCATTTACAGAAGCATGTACTGGTTCTGTGGGAAATGTAACTAATAAAATGAGAGATCCTATTACGGGAACACCAACCACTCGTATTTCTACATTGGCAAATAAAAATCCTTGTGATAAATATTCGTTTGAAGGTGATGCGAATTCTGTTCAATATGTAAGTCAAGAAATTCAAATGTATGATTTTCAATATACAAATGATTGCCCCGATAGCGGAGACGGACAAAAAATTGAAAGTCCTAGCGTAAAGAAAAATTATACTGCTCTTTTAGAATATATTCGAAATAACACTGCCCATGCCAGAATTCCTGGTAATTTATCACTTAGGGCTGGTGATTATATTAGCATAAATATCGGCAGAAGTGAATTTGAATATGATGAAAATGGTAATCAAAAATTTCAAGCATTTTTGATTACTTCATTATGTCATTCTATTGAAAATGTAAATAAAGTTTATACTGACCTAGAATTATACGGAATTCGAACTCTACAATGAAAGAATATATTGGTGTTGTTGTTAATGTACAAGATAAACTTGGTGCTGGAAGGCGTCAAATTCGCATCCCTGATATTCATGGTGGCGATTATGTTGTCAACTCTACAAATTTTACTGGCACTTATATCGCAAATGAAGATTTGCCCTGGGCTGGTGTTAAAGAATTACCAGGATTAAATCCTAATGTTTCTGGTCATTCACATTCATATGATGCTGGACAACTTGTAAAAATTGTATTCTTAGATCAAGAAAGAGATGATGTCCCTGGTCAACAACCATTAATTGTTGACAATGCTGTAAAAACATCGCCCTTTTTATATTCATCTGTCGTACCAGGAAATACAGTTCCAGTAAATGCTGTTAATGTTAATGCAAAATATGTAAAATCTGTTGATAACTTTTCATATTCGAGTGTTCCAGCGAGTGGATATTCATTTTTATTACCTTATGCAAATCCATGTGGAGACAATACAGTTCCTCCTGGATTAAAATTGCCAGACAAATGTGTTGCTGTTGCTGATGGAAATTGTGGTCAACAATCAAAAATTAATGGAGCATTTGCAGAAAATATTGGCGATTTCTTAAAAATTATTCAAAATACAAATGGTGCAATTGGCACATCTTTGATAGACAAATATACTGGTAAATTATTCAAGGTAACTAATTACGTCAATAAATATACGACAAAAATTTTAGGTATTTTTCGTGATTCAATTTCATGGATTAAAGCAATTATTACAAAATATGCTGGAAAGGCAATTGATCAACTTACAAAATTGCTTATGGTGCCTCTTAGTGGCGTTTTGAAGCCAATTAAGACTGTATTAGATCAAGTTTTAAAACAAATTGGGTGTACTCTTGGTGACATTGAAACTGCTTTAAAAAATTTGATTGAACAATTTTTACTTTATTTGGTCGATAATGCTATTAATGCTGCTTTTAGCTGTTTAAATACAGTTGTTGATGGTATTCTCAATCAAATAGTTTCTCAAGTTGCCGAACTTGCCAATCTTGTTTTTTCAAGCATTTCTCAAATTGCTGGTTTAATTGGTTCATTTGGAGACTTGGCTGGACAAGCGATTGCGGCAGTATTAAGTTTTCTTGGAATTAATTGTGGAGGTGGAGGAAGTTGTGTAGCAAATGGAACAAGTTCATTTACTGTTAAACTGTTTTCGAATGATGGATATGGAATTCCTGCAGGTCTACAAACTGCGTTAGACGGTGGATTAAGTGCATTAAATTCTCTAGACTCACAAATTTTAACTGGTCAATTTGGTGTAAATGCTCTTCAAGATGCGACAAATCAATTGAATTCTAGTGTGCAATTGGGGACAGTTCAAGGTTATACTGGTTCAAATAATTCTGCTTTGAATTCTTTACTTACGACAGCAGAATCTTTGATTCCTACTAATTTAACTGATTTTTGTAATAGTCTTGGAAATAATACAAATGCAGTCATTATAGGTTCAACATCAACTGCTAATGATTCTACATATTCAATTTATGCTGGCAATCCAATTTCATCTGGAGGAGCTCAAACATTTACAATTCGCAGAGATAATAGTGTTGCCCCTGGTGTCATTAACGTAGTTGGATATAAATCTTCTTCGGACAATATAAGAATTAGTTCGGCTGGTTCGGTTGGTGATGTAAATGTTTCTGGAAGTTATTCTGGTGCTGATTTTGTAGAAGATTCTAGTTTGCCGCTCACAAATCAAATATTTTTCTATCAACGAGTAACATTCCAAGCAAATGAATCTTCGAAAACAATTAGCATTCAAACAAATGCTAAAGATCCTATTAATAATCAAACGGGAACTATAACTTACCGTGTTGGAGTATATCGTTCTGCTTTAGATGTCACTCAAGATACCACATATATTGGCGATAATTTAAAAAATCCTTCTTCGGCATTAAATACCGCAATTGGCTCAATTAATTTTACTCTTCCTCAACCACCAATTCAAGTAACTAGCGGAAATCCAAGACCGCCAAGAATTACTATTGTTGCTTCTGGACCTACTTATAATGATATTGTTCAATGTCCTCCTGGGGTTATAATTACATCTCAACCTGAATCTACATTTACAGCATTAGACAATACTGCAGGTACTATTGGAGTTGTTGCTAAAAGTGTAACTGCTGGTTATACATTAAACTACCAATGGCAACGTTCTTATTCTCCATCCAGCGGTTGGGTAAATTTAACTAATGGAAGTAGAAGTTCTACAGTATCATCGGTAACATCAAATTTTGGTGTTATTGCAGCAGGAACTACAACAACTGGTTCTGGTTATGTAATTTCTGGATTTACAGAATCATTTACTACAAGAACAATATCTAACGTTTATAGTGGAGCTACTTCTCCTATTCTTTTAATAAATCCTGTATCTTATTATGTTAATGATAAAGAATATTATCGTGTTATTATAAGTTCTTCTGGATTAACCACAGCAACTTCAAATAGTTGTCTTGTTCGTGTTGTCTTGTCTGGAGCATTTTCGTATCCGATTGCGGTTGGTTCTGGAAATGTAATCGACAATCCAAATAATATAGTTGCTGGACCTACACCTACAAATCCATCTGGATATTATTGTGTTCCTTATGTTGGATCGTCAATTACTCCACGACCTTCAACATCTTCTGGAATCACTACTTCTGGAGTTACAATTATAAATCCTCCCTCGCCATCAAACACAACTGGTTCATCACTTGTTGGCATTACTGCTCCTTCAAAAAATAGACCAATATCTGTTCCAGCAGTAGTAAATGACAAAGGACAAGTTATTTCAATTCCAGTTCCTTCAGGTACAAGTCCAATATACAATTCAGATCCAATTATTTCACTTTCTGGACGTGGAGTTGGAGCTACAGCAAAAGTAATATTAAATGAAAATAGACAAATTAAATCTATTGTTGTTAAAAGTGGTGGATTTGGATATATTCCAAATAATACAGCAAATCTTTGTGGGGTTCTGCAAAATATTGCTTTAGATTCTCCTGGATTTTACTATACCTCTACACCCACAGTATATGTTGATGGAGATTCAAGTATTGCAACTGCAACTATTGATCCTATCACATCAATAGTAACTGGCATTACTATTACAAATCCACAAAATAAAACATATAAAAAACCTCCTCGAATTGATATCATAGGTGGAAATGGAACTGGTGCCATGGCAACAGCAGCATTAACTTTTATTGATTGTGCTACAGTTTCTGCCTTCTATGCTGGTATTATAAATGAATATGCAACACCAGTAACAAATAAACAGCCAGTTTCGGTTGTAGATTGTCCTTAATACTAAATTCTCATGGCAAATATTGATTCAAATTTATCAGAAGCTCAGGTAACACAAATTACAAATGAAGTAATTTCAAGATTATCAAAAGCTGGAGTTCTTACAGTAGAAGTGGGAACTCCTGGAAAAGAAACTTATTTTAAAAAATTTGCTGCTGGATCTTTTGTTCATGCTGATCCAGATGGAAATCTTTCAATTGCTGGACATAATGCAGAACTTTCGCCAACTTTAGGAAATTTAAATCTTGCTTCAACTGGAGTAATGAAAATTTCTTCTGGACATGCTTTGGTAATTAGTGCAGAAGATGGCATGAAAACTGGTGGAGGATCTGGTGGAACTCAAGATGCTGCTGCGGTTACTATAATGGCTAGTGGTGACGTTCATATTGAATCAACTGGTCCTGGTGGGATTTTTATTAAATCGCCAAAAGATTTAAGACTAGAAGGCGATAACGTTAAAATTGTTGGGAAAACAAGCGTGAGTATCAATACTGGATCACAAGAACCAGTAGCTAGTGATATTCCATTGGTAGGAAGTGGAGATCTAAGTATCACTACTGGCAGAGTACAGCTTTCAACTCGCGAGTTTACTGAACAAACATTGAGTTTAAAAAACACAGTAAATACTGGTCATGTTTTGCATGAACAAAGAATTAATCCATTAGAACCAACTATACCACAACAACATTTAACATCTACAACTACTGTGGGCTCATTAGAACATGATATTACTGGTGATTATATTGTCAGAGTTGGTGGAAAAATGTTACTTCAAGTTGCTGGTTTGCCGATTGTAGGAAGTCCTTTAAATGGAGTTGGATCAGTTCAACTAGAATCATATCTTCAAGAAATTTCTGGAGACAGAGCTGCTTATATTGTGCCAGGTTTGGGTAAACCTCCTGGTGGTGGTGATTTTGTTAATATTCTTGGTCCTGGAGCGTTTCAAGTTAATGTTGTTGCGCCAGATGAAACAGGAACAGCAATTGGATTCAATGCTGCGGCGGGAGATGTAGTTACTTGGGTTGATGGTGCTGGAAATGTTGCTATGGGAACAACCGCTGGTGATGTTAGTTTGGATACACTTGCTGGAGATGTTACACTGCTTGGCACACATATCAGTATGGTGGCTGAAACTGAAGTTAGAGCTCTTGCTCCTCTTATTAATCTTAATTAATTTTTTGCAAAAATGCCTTAAGTGTGGTATAATATATACTTCAACGTTTAGGTGGTATATGTAAATTGGAAGAGCTTGGTAAACATTATCTGTGTGAAGTTTTTGGTTGTGACTCGGACATTTTAAATGATGAAACTAATTTAGTTTTATTAATTGAACATGCAATAAATAGAGCAGGAGCAACGTTATTAAATATTGCTTCTCATAAATTTGAACCTCAAGGAGTTACAATTGTAGCACTTTTGTCAGAAAGTCATATCAGCATTCACACCTGGCCTGAAAATGGTTCTGCCGCAATTGATGTCTTTACCTGTGGGAATGCCAAACCAGAGTTAGCAATTAATTTTTTGATTGATGAACTCAACCCCACCAAATATAACAAAAGTTTTGTACAACGCTAATGCATAAAGTAACTACAAAATATTGTTTAGCAGACAACGAGGAAATTATTAAAGTATATTTCATAAACGAAATACCCTTTACATATGATCGTGTTGATGCTATAATTAGTAAAGATGAGAAGGTGATAAATGAAGTAATCGCCAACCCAACTCTCACTCTTGAGCTTATTGCTCAAAAATCAGATTATCTTATTAAAGAAAACATGCACCCACTATTGTGTGATGTTACATTACATCCAGAAAGTGTATTGCCAGATTCTTTATAATTTTTCGCCCTTGTAGCATAACGGTTACTGCATCCGCCTTGTAAGCGGAAGATTCTCGGTTCGATTCCGAGCGGGGGCTTTGGCGATACTAATTCGCCAGTGACCCAAAAAGTGTGACATTAAAACCCCTCCTTTGGTGGGGTTTTTTTGTTATAAATACAAAAAAATGTTCCACGATTTGTATAAGTAATGTCATTAACTAGATTAAATAATCTAATTTCAGATAGAACTGGAAGATTAATATATGTAAATCCTGATGATTTTAATGCTACTGATTTGATTTCAAATAATGGAAACTCTCCAACAAAACCATTTAAAACTTTACAACGTGCCATTATTGAAGTAGCAAGATTTAGTTATGTTTCTGGTCAGAATAATGATAGATATGATCAATTTACAATTGTCCTTTCTCCTGGCGATTATATTGTTGACAACCGCCCAGGTTTAGCTACTGTTTCTGGAATTACTGCTCTTTCAGATCAATCTAATTTTGACATCACCGATCCGTCTAATGATTTAGTTAAATATAATTCCACCGATGGTGGTATGATTATTCCTCGTGGCACATCAATCGTTGGAATGGATCTTCGTAAAACAAGAATTCGACCTCGTTATGTTCCTGATCCACAAAATGCATTAATTGCTCCAACCTCAATTTTTAAAATTACAGGAGCTTGTTATTTCTGGCAGTTTTCATTGTTTGATGGTTTGCCTCTTTCTGATTCTTCTGGTCAAGGTGGCGTATATAAAAATACTACAACAAATCTTTTCAATCCATTATTCAGTCATCATAAATTAACTTGTTTTGAATATGCAGATAAAACAAATTTAGATTTGTTTTATCAAAAAATAGCTTTAGGTCTTGCTGACATTCCAGATAATGCGGGTGAAATTGCTGCTCGTACACAAGAAAATAGAATTGTTGGTCCTTTGAGTGATATTAAAAATATTGCTAATGTTTTAGTTCAGAATACCACTGCAACAATTACTCTTACCTCAAATCATGATTATTTTGTTGGTCAACAAGTAAGTATTCTTGGTATTCCAACAGCACCTTACAGTGCTTTACAAAATACTTATTATGTTATTAATATTCCTGATTCAACATCTTTTGTTGTATCAGATCCTGTTATTAGTACAATTCCTGCTGGGTTAGTTCCGTCACAATATATTACTCAAAACTCAATTGTTAAAGCTGAAATTGATACTGTTGACTCCTCTTCTCCTTACATTTTTAACATCTCTCTGCGTTCTACTTGGGGATTGTGTGGTGTTCTTGCTGATGGTAGCAAAGTAACAGGATTTAAATCGATGGTTATTGCCCAGTTTACTGGGGTTTCTTTACAAAAAGATGATAATGCATTCATTAAATTTACAGAATCAACATCGCCAAATCCATCATTTGTATTGAATGGTCAAGCAGATGCTATTGCATTGCACCAAGATTCTTCTGGCTATACTTATTATCGCCAAGATTGGAGACATTATCATATTAAAATGACAAACTCCAGTTTTATTCAATCTGTTTCTGTATTTGCTGTTGGATTTGGAGAACAACACGTTTGTGAAACTGGTGGTGACTATTCGCTAACAAACTCAAACTCAAACTTCGGTGCTTTATCTCTAATTGCAGATGGCTACCGTTCAGAAGCATATAATTTGGATAAGTATGGTTATTTGAGTCATATTGTTACCCCTCAAACAGTTTCGACTACAGTAAATCAAGTTCCATATTATGCCATTGACATTCAAAAATCAAAAGCAAGTATTGATAATACAAGACTTTACATATATGGACAAAAAGACCCCACAATAAGTCCTGCTTTCCAAATTCAACTTTACAAACTTGGTGGTAAAGTTAATGATCAAATTTTTGTCAATCTTGTCAACCCAACTAGTGGCGCGTTAAATGAAACCTCAGCCACAATTAGCCCGAATGGAGTAGAAACACAAACGATTTCTACTATTACTAAAAATACAGATACTGGTTCTGCTGATGGACCAAATACATTTACCACACTTGGAAATCATGGTTATCAAACAGGAACTCCGTTAAGATTTACAAGTTCTACTGGTTATTTTCCACTTGGTATTCAACCATCAGCACTTTATTACTGTATTCGAATTTCGAATACTAAGTTTAGAATTGCTCCAACTGAAGAAGATGCAAGAGCGGGTGCTGGCGGAATAACTTCAAGTATTACAAAAATTCGTTCCACAATTCCCACAATTACTGGAACACAAACAACTTTAAAAGCGCAAGCATTTGTAAGAGATACCAATCCAGATTTAACTAATTTTGTAATTACTTCTGTAGATACAACTTTAGAAACATTTTCAACTGGTTCATATACACATGGATTTACAACTGGGGATCCTATTTTCTTTAAAACTGTAACAGCAAGTGGTGTAGCACTTCCTCAAACATCGACAGGAACTTTATCAACAACCACTGAATATTATGTTTATATTGATCCAACTGATGCATCAAATGCTACTAGATTTAAAATTGCAACCAGCCAAGCAAATGCTTTGAATGGTGTCACCGTTAATATGACAACCACTGGAACGGCAAACGGAATCAAAGTATTTAAAACTAACATTAAATCTCCTTTAAGATTTGATCCAGCGCAAGGTAATTGGTATGTAAGCGTTTTTTCGGATTCAAATAATAGTATTCATGCGACATTAAAAAATCCCTCTTCTGTTTATTCGAACCCATTAATTACCACAACAGAAAATGCGTATTTGAAACGTGTTGATGATAATAGAGCAAATTCTGATAGAATTTATCGTTTACGTTATGTTATTTCAAAAAATGTATCAGTTGCTCGCCCTCCACAAATTGGATATGTAATTAAAAGAAAAACTGATTCAAACGGAGCAATTCTTGCACACGAATCTGTAAATGGAAATACAACCAGCGAATTTAATAGAGTTTATTATATCTACAAAATTGATACAATCAATGAACAGATTAGTAATGAACAAGATGGTATTTACTACCTAACAGTTCTTCTTGCGGATATTTCTCCAAAAGGTTTGCAATTCTCGTCAACAGATAATCCATTCTCATATTTACGTTATAGCCAAGATACAGCAAGTTTATATCCAGCAATAGATAAAGATAATCCAGTTGCTAATGCACCAGCAGCAGTTTCTGTAGCTGATAATTTAATTCAAGGTTATGTTTATACTGGCGATGATTCGACCTCTATTACAAGAGAATCAATTAATGCATTCTTATCCGAAACTGGTTATACTGCTTCATTAACTGCATTAGATGGTAAAGCAACTTCTGGCAGAGAAGATAGATTAATTCCATTTAATTCTTCTTCTGCACAAATCAATATTGAACTTCGCAGACCATCACAAATTCGTGCTGGCAACCAAACATTTGAATATACTGGATTTAGTTCTGGTAATTATTCTGCTGCTTTCCCATCATCACAAAACAGAACACTTAGCGATAAAGAAATTCTTTTCTCACAATCACAAAAACGTGCCGCAGGTATTGTATTCTATTCTGGGTTAAATTCCTACGGCGACTTGTATGTTGGAAATCAAAAAATTAATGCTATTACTGGTGAAGTTACATTGGTTGATAAACCAATTTTAAAAGTTTCTGGTTCTTCTACCGTTGGTTCTAACGTAGAATATGTTCCTTATGTTTCTGGAAGTGATCCAAAAAGTGTTAATATTGATGGTGCAATTGCAACTGGCAGCAGTGCAGATTCTGTTCCTAACGTATTTAATAATAAAAGTAAATTTAACCAAGGAATTCAAGTTGCCAGACAACTTGTTGACAGCCCAACAGATACAATTCAAAAAGCCTTAATTTCTCACGATTTGGTTCTTCGTCCAAAACAACTTGCTCTTGAATCCAGTTATAATAATTATACATTCAAAGAAATTATTTTAAATAGCGATAACGAAGTTCCCAATCCTCTGACTATTTCTGCTTTTTATCCTGGTGATATGTATTATAAACCAGTTATTAGTGGAGACACGAGAAGTCAAGCATGGCTTTATACTGGAACTTCAAATAGCATTCCTGTCGTTGGTGGTTCTTTACCTGGATGGGTTCAAGCTGGATTAATTGGAACTGGACATTTAACTTCCATTGAAGATAGTTATACTGGAACTAGTTCTTCTAATTACGTTGTTACTGGACGTTTTGGTATTAACAAAACAACACCCTCTGGAGCATTGCATGTTGGATCTGGAGATGTTTGGATTGATAATAACTTGATTATTGGTACTGATTTAAGAACACGTAATCTTGTAGTTGCAAGTGGTGTTATAACGACAGAATCTAAAACTACAGAAATTTTCAAAACTGCAACGACATTAAATCTTGTAGCTTCTGGTACTACTATTAATATTGGTTCTGCTGGATCTGGAAGTACAACCACGTTAAAAAATGAAAATCTAGTTTTACCTAATATTCAAAATATTAACACGACAAACAGTGGCACCGTAAACTTATTGAATACTTCTTTAACAAACTTGAATTTTGCAAATTCTGCAAAAGTTGTAAATTCATTTACAACTGCTTCGTCAATTGGAATTGGTTCTGGTATTGGTACACTTACTATCAATAACCCCACATTAAATCTTCCAAACTTGAGCGCGATAACTTCAACTCAAAGTTCCGTTACAGTATTGACTGGTGTTACTAATATTAATATTGGAAGTTTTTCTGGTACTGTTTTATTCAACAATAGCGTCGCAATTTCTGGAAGTACCACGATTCAGGGATCTACTACAGTTAAAGGATCCTTTAATGCTAACGGTGCATTCATATTGGGTGGGGATTTTACTGTAAAAGGTACTAATACCACAATTGGTTCTACCAACGTTAATATTGCAGCGAATGCTATTACTCTTAACACTGCTTCTGGAGTTACACCTACAGATACAACTGCAAATTCTGGTGGAATTATTCTTAAAGGTACGACTGATAAATCAATTCTTTGGAATTCAACTGGAGCGCAATGGAGCTCTTCAGAAAACTTTAACATTGCTTCTGGAAAAGAATACAGAATTAATAGTACAAGTGTTCTTACTAGCACAACTCTTGGAGCTTCAGTTGTAAATTCTAGTTTAAAAACTCTTGGAACTATTACAACTGGGGTTTGGAACGGAACGACAATTGCAATTGCGAATGGTGGTACTGGCGCTACAACAGCAAATACTGCTTTAAATAATCTTCTTCCATCACAATCAGGATTTAATGGAACTGGAACTGGTCAATACTTTTTGAGAACTGACGGAACCAACACATCATGGACACAAATTGGAATTGCTACTTTAGATCAAGTTCTTGCTGCTGGTAGCAGCAGTTCTCGTGCAATTTCCGTTGGTGGTATCACTTGTACTTCTCTTGCTGCTGGCAGTGGCGCAATTACTGGTGGTTCTCTCAGTGTTACTGGTGACGTTACAGCATTTGCTTCTGACGAAAGATTAAAAACTGATATTGAAAAAATTGACACACCCTTAGCAAAACTTCTTCGTTTAAATGGATTCACATATTCGTTCAATTCTACTGCAGCTAGACTTGGATTGAATGTTCCAGGTAGACATGTTGGTGTGTCTGCACAAGAGGTTCAAAAAGTTCTACCAGAAGCAGTCGCAGCTGCTCCTATTAGCGAAAATTATCTAACTGTTAAGTATGATAAGCTAGTTCCATTGCTCATTGAAGCAATCAAGGAACTCAAGGCTGAAGTGGACGATCTCAAGGCAAAACTCGAAAAATAATTTGAAAGGGGGGTTGACAGCCCCCCTTTTTGGTGTATGATGGTCTCAGTTCACACAGAAGTCCATGACCATCAACATCGAAGTCAAGGGTCAGCTTGCTCGCCTACTGGCAACTGAAAACTTGATTGTAGAGCACCGCCAGGTGAGCACAGCACAGTTTAACGTAAGCAAACGCATTCTGACACTGCCACTGTGGGAAACCGCTTCTCAAGACGTGTATGACCTTCTTGTGGGTCATGAAGTGGGTCACGCCCTGTTCACACCCAATGAAGATTGGAATGACATCATTCCTGTTGAGAATCTTCCCAAATCTTTTTTGAATGTGACTGAAGATGCTCGCATTGAAAAGCTCATGAAGCGTAAATTTCCTGGGCTTGGTCGCAATTTTTGTCGTGGTTATCAAGAATTGAATGATGATGATTTCTTCGGAATTGCTGATGATGATATTGAAGAACTAACTCTAATTGATCGCATCAATTTGCACTTTAAAATTGGAATTCATACTATCAATAGTTTAATTCCGTTCAAAGACGAAGAGAAGCAATTTGTCGAAATGGTTTCTGTTGCTGAGACTTTTAAAGAAGCCATTGAAGCAGCATATGCTATTTTCAACTATCAGAAAGATCATCAAACTACCATTAAAAATGATCTTGATCTTGGTGCAAAAGAAAATGGTGAGCCTGGAAGTGGTTCTTTGAATTCTTCAGAACAACAAAATTCCGAAGAAGGTTTTGGAGATTTCGCGGATGAACAACAACCCGATGAAAATTTTTCAGAACAACAAGATTCGGAAGAAAGTGATATTAGCTCTAGTGATGGGGCTGGATTAGATGCTGCTGATATGGAAGCAAAGACTGATAAGTCTTTGACCGAAAATCTTGAGAAACTTACAAAAAAATTAGATGCATTTAATCAACTGCAATATGTTGAGATTCCCAAATATGATGCAGAAAGTTATATTGTTCCAATTACAGACATTCATCATGACATTTCCGAATATTATGATGATATTTGTAAAGACGTGAAAAATGGTGATGAATTCACCTCTTGGCGTCTTGAGCAAGCATATAAAAATATTCTTGAATATAGGGAAAGTTACAACGCTTTTAAAAAAGAAGCACAGAAAGAAGTAAATTATTTGGTCAAAGAATTTGAAATGAAGAAATCGGCTGATGCTTACAGTCGCTCTTCAATTTCTCGCACTGGCGTTCTTAATACCAACAAACTTCATACTTATAAATGGAATGAAGATTTGTTTAAAAAAGTTGCCGTGGTTCCAAATTCTAAAAATCATGGCATGATTTTCATGCTTGATTGGTCTGGCAGCATGACTCATACTATTTTGCCTTGTGTAAAACAAATTTTAAATCTTACTTGGTTCTGCCGCAAAGTAAATATTTCTTTTGAAGTATACGCTTTTAGCAATAGTGCCAACATTCAAAAATATAAACTTGAATCTGCCATTCATGCTGTAGAAAATCAAGTCGTTGTTCATTCGGATTTGCGCTTTCTTCATCTTCTTTCTGGTAAAACAAACAATAGTACATTTGAAATTCATGCTCGCAATCTATATTCCGTGGCTGCTTCTCTGAATTTCAATAGTTCTTTGGATGTTCCTATTGGGTTGAACTTGGGTGGCACACCGTTGAATCAATCGATTTGTCTGTACGATAGTTTGATTGACATGTTCCACAAAAAATATCGTACACAGAAACTTACTTTCATTACTTTAACTGATGGTGAAGATGGTGGAATTACTTTCCGTCGTCGTTACGAACATCGTGACTATCTGGGCTACGGTGGATTTACTGAGCGTGTTCATCTTCGCAATCGCAAAAATGGTAGAGTGTATCCCTCAGCATCAACAAACATTGAGGTAACTTCCAATTTTATCAATTACGTCAAAGATCTCAATCCAACCACTAAGTTTATTAATATTCGTATTTGTACAGGAAGCGAAGCCAAATATTTTATTCGTACATTTGAAGAAACTCAAAAAATTGATGCAGCATTGGCTGCTTGGGACAAAACCAAGTGTCACATGATTACCAAAAATGGCTATCATGCTCAGTATGTTCTTCCTGGTGGTGCTGCATTGACGACGACGGCAGAATTCAATGTTGATGAGAATGCCACGCACGGTCAAATTCGCAGTGCTTTTACCAAAATGTTAAAGAAAAAATCTTTCAACAAAAAATTTCTCACCTTATTCATGGAGGAAGTTGCATAAGCAACGCTTATCAAAAAATGATTGACATGTCTTGGCATCCTTGGTATTCTTACAAAGTAAGCGATGGGGGCGGTTCAACCCCCATCCAACCCAACCACCTTCGCGATTCAATTATGGCAACTCGTTCCTACATTGCAATCAAACATTCAGACAACACCTACACTGGCGTCTATTGCCACTACGATGGCTATGTTGAACATAATGGTAAGATTCTTCAAGAAGATTATCAAAATCGTGATGATGTCATCAAATTGATTGATGGTGGTGACATCTCTTCATTGAAAACAACTCACACTTGGCAGTCTGAGTATCAAGGAAAAGATGCAGAGGGCGTATCAATTTACGACAAAACTCGTGAAGAACAACCTCTGTATTATGATGAGCGAGGTGATGTAGATATTGAACCAAAACATTTCAATACATATCAAGAAATGTTTGATTACGCTGGCGATTGTGGTTGTGAATATCTGTATGTTTATGATGACCAGGAACAGGGTCAACCTGTCTGGTCCCATGCTTCTTGTTCCTCTTACTAATTAAAACCATGAAAACGAAAGTTGTCTACAACGGTTCCTACGGCGGTTTTCATCTCTCACAAGCCGCTCTTGATCTCTATGAAGAATTGACTGGCAATTCCATTGATGAATATGGTGATTTTTGCCGCCATGATGCTGCTCTGGTTGAAGTGGTGGAAACCCTAGGCGAAGAAGCCTGTGCAAGCCATGCCGATCTTCGTATTGCATATGTTAATGAAATGTATCGCGTATGCGAGTACGATGGTAGTGAATGGGTTGAAACGCCAGAATCTATTGAATGGGTGATGGTATGATTCGTCTTCGATATGTACATTTAGGGTATCCCAAAACGGTGTTGTCTGTCTTTTTCAAAACCGAGAAACAGGCAGCAGCGTTTAAACAAAAAAATACTGACTATATTTTTTTGGATGGATGACTTATACTATAGTTCCCTGGGGAGAAAGAGTAGTAATTATTCACGAAGGATTTCAACTTGCAGATTTTCAAACTGAAGACGAAGCTAAGGCTTTTATTCAGATTCATAAAAAAAATCCAAAGTGTAGAATTCCCAAATCCTCATCTAAGAAACCAAAACGATTGAAGTTTAAGTAACATAAGGAACGCTTATCATTCAACACTGGCGTTCCCCAACCTTCTCCTGTATACTATGGGAGTGTTCACCGCAAAAACGATGCCTCGCATTTCTACCATGAAAAATTCTGAAATCACCGCTTACTTGGCTGAGAATCACGGACAAGAATTTGGTGCTGACGCAATTCGTGCTGCAGCAACACATTTCAACGTGTCCTATCCCACCATTTCCAAACGACTGGATCAGTACAAAACTGGTCATGGCAAATGGAATTTGACTGTAGCCGAACAGCTTGAAAAAAATTTTAATGCCCCCGCCGTAGAGAATTCTGCCAACTGGCACAGCGGTGCTTTTGCAGACTCTATGGAATCTCTTGATTTGATTCCTTCTAAAGATGATAACTTCGTCAGCTTTGGTAACTTCTCTGATATTAAAAAGGTTATTTCGTCTAATCAGTTTTATCCTGTGTTCATCACTGGTCTCAGTGGTAACGGCAAAACTTTTGGGGTTGAACAAGCTTGTGCTTCTCTCAAGCGTGAACTGATTCGTGTCAACATTACTATTGAAACTGATGAGGACGATCTTATTGGTGGTTTTCGTCTTGTCAATGGGTCAACTGTTTGGCATAACGGACCTGTCATTGAGGCACTGGAGCGAGGGGCAATCTTGCTACTCGATGAAATTGACCTTGCTAGTAACAAAATTCTTTGCCTCCAGCCCATCCTTGAGGGCAACGGTGTGTTCATGAAAAAAATTGGACGTTTCGTTGAACCCAAAGCAGGATTCAACGTGATTGCTACTGCCAACACCAAAGGCAAAGGATCTGACGATGGTCGCTTCATTGGCACCAATGTCCTTAACGAAGCCTTCCTCGAACGTTTCCCTATCACGTTTGAGCAAGAGTATCCCAGCATTGCTACTGAGAACAAAATTCTCACCAAACTTGCAACTAGCATGGATTGTTTGGATGCTGAGTTTATTGACAATTTGACCAAATGGGCTGACATCATTCGCAAGTCTTTCAAAGATGGTGCTGTGGATGAAATTATTTCCACTCGTCGTCTCGTACACATCGTTCGTGCATTTGGTATCTTCAAGAACCGCAAAAAAGCTATCGACGTGTGTGTCAATCGTTTTGATGACACAACCAAAGAAAGCTTTCTTGAACTATATGGTAAAATTGATGGCAGCGATCCAGAAGTTGCTCAAGAAACTACCACATTCTAAACACTTTCTGTGGGGTGGGAAACCACCCCTCTTTTGTCTTTTGCTTTTTTTCTATGAAACCTTCCGAAGTCAACGATTATGTGGAAAACACTCTCAACTGGGCAGAATGTCGCATGAAATATCATGAACAGAAGGATGACATTCATAACTGTCTAGCTATCGCTCAAGAATTTCATGAATGGTACATGACTGATAACGGTGAAGAGTATAATATCCTGTGTGTTGCCACCGAAGCTTTGTAAACTTATGTTTGAAGATTATTATTCTCCAAAATTTGACCGAGCAGAACGCATTCATGCTGCCATAATGGCAGCAAAATCTAAAAGAATGATTGGGTGGGCAACGGATGCGAACATGTATGCCGATGTCATAAGAATGGTTGCAAATGATTTTCCTCCCTTCAGAACAGCAGAAAAGCCTAATGAATGGGAAAACGGCTATCACTGTGTCCTGGAAACGTTACACGAAATTGCTGATGAACTAGATAGTTATGCAAGAAAAGTCATTATTGGAATAGAATGATCCCAGAATTTTCACAAGGAACTCAAGTTTGTTACAGAGGAATTAACGGCACTATTTCTTTTTGTTCTGACAATCAGATTTGTATTCTGATTAAAAAGGGCGATCTCAGATTTCAAGATGTAACACTTGTAGTTACAGATTTTTCTGAAATTTATTCCATTGATGAAAAATAAACGGGAGGTAAAGAACCTTGGGAATGTTTGATTATCTAAGAAGCTCATATAATTTGGGCGAGCAGTTTACAAATGTAGAGTGTCAAACCAAAGACATCGAAGATGATATTGGTGGCACTATGACACACTATTGGTTAGACCCAGCAGGTAGATTGTGGTATCCACAATATCATGGCACTCATACATTTGAAGAGATTACAAAAGATGATGAACGATACAATGATAAAGCAAGGTTTTTAAACTTCGAATGGATTCCTACTGGTGTGCATGGAAAGTTCAAACTCCATGAAATCACCAAGTATATTGAAGTGTATCCATCAAATTGGGATGGAGCATGGGAGGATTGGCCTCGCTTGCGTTTGCACTTTAGATACGGTATACTACAGGACTTTGTTGATGTAACAGGACGATAAAACCAATTCATAAACCGCCTACCGCCCCTTGACTTTTCCAGTTGGGACTCTTATAATGTATGCATTGAAGGGTCTGCAAAACCCGCATTGAAACCTCCACAAACCCCGCATTATGTACCACGCAACAGTCAAACTCTGTTACATCAACGACACTGAACCAACACCGAGTAAGTATTTTCCAGAACTTGTTGATAGGCAAACCATCACGATTGAAGCACCTGCAAGTGATTTGAATGTTCATCAGTATTTTGAACTTTTCAAGGGATTTCTTCGTGCTGTTGGATTTGATGATTACGCCATTATGGATGCTGGATGTCGTTTGGCATTCAACGATGGTAATGATGAAGCACAGATGAACAAGTTGATGGAAGAATATGAACTGCAAGATAGGCAGGGATATGATGCTGACGATATTCTTGCTATGCAGGAAGAAATTCGTGAGTTGAAAGAAAAACTTGCAAGGGTTCTTCCTGAGCAGTATGTTGAGGAATATACTGATGAAGATGCTCCAAGAGATGATGGAACATCTTGGAATAAACCTTGGAATGGTTTAGTTCCTGGCACAGATGAAGCATATGCACAAGGTTGCAAGTGTCCCATTCTTGACAATAAAAATATGCCTGTTGATAAG